CCCAATAAAAAGCAATCTCTTTTACAAACCCGTGAAAGATTTAACCTCTTTGCTTACGCTACCGAGGCAGTATGTACGTACGGTGGCCACCCCACGAAGTACATACATTGAAAGTCTTCGCCGGCGGCGCAGAGTAGAGCGAAACGCTCAGGGAAACTCCTGGAATCTCCATTTAAACGAAAATAGTCACGTACACCATTTGACGTTTTGGTTGTAGCCCCATCATTGCTCCTCCCATTTATAAACTTGGCAGGATTTTGATAAGGCATCTCCCATGATAATGTTGGATTCACACTCATGGGAGAAAGTGCTGCACCAGGGGAAAAATCATAAAAATTAGCTAGCGCAGCGGCGGTGCCATAGGCATCCACAGCGCGACCGCCAATAGTAGAAGTCCCGGGCAATTCATAGCCCCTGCGCACAGCGACTATTCCATGTGCGTCGCAAGGACGAGAAGCGAGAGCTGATCCTTTAACAGGAACAAACTTCCAACGTATAGCTCCTCGTTTAGCTACAAATGCCATTTGCGTGTAAGCGATATAAGTAAAACCAACTTCGTTCAGCGCCGTCCCTGTCACCGTGGACGTATCGCCAGCGTCACACGGTTGCCCCCAAACGGCAGGATAGGCTCCATACGTAAAGGACACGAGCATATCGTCAGTTACAACACCAGTAGCCTTGTCGATTATATACGTTTGATACCGCTTACACAACGTCCTCAAACTGTCTATGTTCTCACCCAGATACAAAAGATCCGAACCCTCACCGCTTTTGAACCCCACGGACAAAACACGCGTTGTATCAAGGTCACAGCACGATGTCAGTTGTTCATCAGCCTCCGATTGAAAGTTTGGTCTCGGTCTGCTAACTGCTCCGTTGAACTGTATTCGAGGGTAACCGAAACACAGATCATCTCCGCCTTTCACGTAGCCAAGGATGGTCACATCAGATGGGGTGGAGGTAGAAACGTAATTGGGGACCTCAAGACCTGTACCGACGTATAGCGTCAAAACTCCATTATACGCCTCTAGGGCATTAAGAGCACCATAGAAACCAGCACCATCCTCCGTCATGTCAATGCGCTTCAACCCATTGAAGTAGTTATACTTGACTTCCACTTCGAACGATCTCGACTCGGTGATGTCCACTAACGCAGCGTACTGCACGCTCTCCTCCGGGTCTTCAGTAGTTCCACCCGGGTCATATACAACCAAGATGCGGCCTCTATGAAAGCTAGTAGAAATCACATCAAATCTATACACCATGGAACCTTTCCAATATGTGAAAAGGTTTGCGACACCACCAACTGCTGTCGGATAGAATCGAGACGCCACTGCGGTCGGCAAAGATGGGCATACGTGTGGATGCACCGGAAAAGACTGTATGATAGACCCTGGCGCATACGTTATATCCCACGTACACTCATTGAATAGGGAATACCGACCACATATGCTCTTGAAGGACATCTCATCACGATCGACCCCCAAGGCAAGCGGATCCACTGTAGTCGTTGCCGCTGGGTCCAAAGAGAGGACGATTGGGTTGTCGGCGCCAACCACATGGGTAACGTCATTCGTAGCAGAAGGTTGCATCCTAGACGGTTCAACATAATTCACAGGTCTAGAAAACCCAAGGAGTTGAGCTATGCGCGCACCAGTAGATGCAGCAACCTCTGCTGGTTTAGCATATGGTGCTATTTGTGGTACAGAACTGAGCATATGTGCCGCACCGGCGACTGCTGTCAAAGCACTAGACACAGCACCCTTTTGCGCTTGCTGTTCTTCCACGAGCGACGAATCTGCTTGAGGTTCAATACCAGGTTGCACTCTCTGCGTATTACCAAAGAGCTCGATATCGTCCATCCACGCATAAACACGCAGGGTGATCTTGGGTGATGCTGCACCAGCTGTATTCATGAGAGTGGTTACAGGCACCAAAATGCGGAGCTTGAGCGCACCCAAGTTATAAGATACGTCACCTAAATGATCATGCTGAACGTCACCAGGAATCGGAATATAATCGCCGTGGTATACCCACGGCAACGTCATCTCAGCACCCGAAGATATAGAAGGACACAGGTTTATGTGCTGTCGTTGGGATTCAATGATAGCTCTTCCAAATTGGTTACTCCCATAAGTGAGGTCATCGAAGGTAGAGCCAAAAAACCCGTACAACGGATAATATGACACCATCATACGACCGTAATAGAAAGGGTTACCATTGGTGACGATTTTAACTTTCAAATTGCCTCTAAAGCCAAAATAATTTGCCAACCTATTTGCAACACGTTTATGTTGTGTCCAACCTTGCCACACATGCAAATTAGCCTCCAATGTCGATCCTGTCCAATCTCTCTCATAAAGCAAAACGGGTCTAGCGAAAAACTTGCTTATTTGTTCGTCGTGTTCATACAAAGCTAGCGTTTTGTCCACTGCACGCGAGCTGGTTCTTTGCTCGTTAGTATTTTCATCAAAGGTGACGTTACGAGCACCGTCACCAAAGATATTGTTTTCATTGTTGTTAGCCGTGCAAAAGCGATAATACCACACTAGCACGAATGTGTGGCCGCCTCGTTGTGTGCTATTCTAGCACGAAGCGTGTGATCCCCCAACGGTGAAAGGCCGCACACGTGTGGTTTTACGGTCCACCAACCTAAGACTCCACCATATGAAAAAATACAAAGCACATCAAAGCAAACACATCTATCTAAACTCTATATACAAATACAACATAAAATACGTCTATTGTCCCATAGCCTTAATTCGAGTGACGCGCTGTCTATACGTCATGCTCATGGTTACAGACATACAGCGGGAGGGACTCCGCTGGATGCACCCTTCCAACAATGCTCTATTTTTATTGTACTCACTCTCCCCGTACAACGCCCATTCATCCAAAGCTGAATCGATGTTCTGCAGGGTAATCTCCCGAATGGTATTTGGAGCAGTAGGCCTCAAGATAGCTACCAACCTTTTCAAGATGGAGTCTTTGTTTAAAGTGCCAACGTACAAGTTAAGGTCCTTATTATATGTGAACGATCTCTTGAGAAAATCAACTGTCGAAATCGGCACAAAGGTGGGCATCACCGCACTTTTATTTGCATCAGTGATAACGTAACCATACACACCAAGTTCCTTCTGCACAGTCCGCATGGTGAACCAATAGCACTTCTTGCTGACGCTTCCGGCATTATCGTCTCCATAAATAGCCAAAAACACCATGTCTCTAAAAGCAGGAGGCATGGGGGGCAAGTAAAACCATCTCAGATTCAAATACGCCATGTAATACGCGCATCTCATCAAAAGAGAGTTTGCTATGCTGTTGCGGACGGAAGTCTCAATACTACCTGAAGTGAAACTACTCATTAATTCAATAACCTCACCTGAAACAAAGACCAACGGGTATGACGTGTCAGCACACAAACCACAGACCCACGCAAAGTACATTTGCGCATACATCAACATCACCATAATATGCCAAAATATCGCGTAGACGGCGATGTTGAGCTGCGCGCACATGTGGAGGTCATACTTGGAGTGGTCCATTGCGAAACATCGGCGCTTCTCAACGAAATGCGAGTACAGTTCATCCCACTCCTTTCCGTAAGGGTTTATCCCCACGTAACACTCGCTCGCTTTGCGGTAGCGTTCAAGATAGCACATCGGGCCCAACAGGATCTGCCTGGACAACATCTTATTCGACAACTCAGGGTTTAGAATGTTACGCACTTTGTCTTTCTCCACAGGCGTGGGTTCTATCTTGGGGAACATGGCGAAGATAGGGTAGGCCCTCTGGCCACTCTCATACTTGGCGATCGTTCGTTCCACTTCCTCCCAAAAGATGTTGGTTTCAAACTTGTACTGCAAACCGATCGGAGCATCTACTTGAGAACAGAACTCTTTCAAAGGCTTGTTAAAAGGCTCTCCAACCGACCCGTTGAAGTTCATTGGTTCCATACCCTTCACCCCTGGTCTACCATTCAACACCTCTTCTCTAGATAGCGGTTGGAAGTCTTGAATGTCCCGCTGTGTAGGAGTGGGAAGACCACTAACATAATCCATGAACGCCCATTCCAAAACATGTGCTGGTAGCTCCATCGCATGATTAAACCTCTCATTAAGATCTCTCAACCATTTTAGTGCGTTGTCATTTCCGTCTGGGCCACGCAGCTTGGGAGACGCGTACTCCTTTGCACCAAAAACACGCGTAACCTCGGTCGCTATTGGTGTCTGCACGACGCCGTCGAGTTCATTGAAAGTGCTAATGCCCGTAGTCCTTCCGTAGTATCTGAAATTTCCAGTACCAAGCCGGTATATGATCGACTTCTCCGATATGCCGTGTACTATAGTGCGCTTGTCGTATTTGGTAACCGGCAACTCACCACTATTTGGCAAAGGGAGCATCGAATGTAAGGGAATGATATTAGACGTTACGAAACCCCCAACAGGCAGCCAAGCTGCTTGGTGGACATACGTACCAACACCTCCTTCAAAAGACCCAATATGCACTCCAACTAGGCGACTTGGTTGTGATACTGAAAAAATAGGCGAACCACTGACTCCCTTCTTCCCGAAGTCAGAACTATAATCGAAACTCTCGGACCAAACATAACTTCCACGAAACTTACCGTTGGTCTCTACTCTCCCATGGTCGCACATAAACACACCCGTGTGTTCTCGCACACTACCGTCAGGCTCCCGATGAACTATGTCGAAATACACCTGTTTCTCCGGTTTCACGGTGGCGAAGTGTTGCATGAGGTTCTTCACGGTTCCTACGCTAGAGCAGCGATACAACAACACATCACCGTCCACTCGCAGTATGCTACTCTCGTCCATTCTCATTTTGAATGTAGCATTCTTAACCGTGTCATGTCGCACTCTACGCACGACATTGACCTCAGCCCCGTTTACGAAAGAATGGGCGCACATCATCAAGACATTGGAATCCACCGCGACACACTGAGCATATAGCTGTCCACTTATTTCCATCGCATACGTTTGTCTTTTAACGATCTCGGCCAAGTGGTCATTTTGCACATTGGTTGGTATCTCATCGAGGTTACGCTGATAGGCCACAATGTACGACTCATCAGCATATTTGTGCGCCTTCTCCAACGCCTCATTTAACGTGAGGGAAAAGCCTGCGTTAGGCACGATGCCGTACCCTCGTCTGAAATCACTAAGGTGTTTGAAAACAAGCCGCAAGGTTCTAGCCATTGTCACCTTCTCCACCACGAATGGGGCGTGCTCCGCTACAACACTGAAGGTAGGGTCCTCCAGTAGCTTATTTCGCGCTCTCTTCACTCCGATAACGAAACGTTTTGACAAACGCACTCTCTTGTAATGCCATACCTCAGCGCACCATGATCTCATGTCAGTCCAGAACTTGTAAGCCTTATTTGGGACGTCTCGCTCCACTGCTGTGACTATAGCCTTCACTGCCGCATCTTCAAACGCATCAGACACAATGTGCTCCACATACAACATGAAAGACCCTATAAGCGCAAAACGCCCCAGTCGACTATTACTCAAAATGTTACCTACGACCAACGCCCCGCTAGCCATCAGAGAGCGAGTTGCTTTAGTGCACTCCAACTTGTTGACCGAGTTGATGCACATTGCACCTGCTACACACGTCAGCATTGGATATCGCGACAACGCGGTCCTGAAACAACATCCCATGAAAAATGCAGAAGAATAAGACACAATATCGACCATGTTGCCAATCAACGCAGTTGCCCTTTTTGCCCACAACGTATTCGTTAGTACAGTTTCATAGTTTGGCTTCTCAGGGTCAAGAAGAGCAAGTGGCCACGCGACATTAGCAAAAGTAATCCACACCTTGATTTTATCGTAGTAATACTCCAAAAACTCTATAATGAACCGATTAGACTCATCTGTCATTGTTTCCGTAGCTGAACGCACTTCCGACCCTAACAACACCATACGACTGTGCAGGTAGGCATTGACATTATTTCTGAATTGCGCCGTATCATACGAACTATTTGGAGTAATGTTTGAATCAGCTCGATATGTGTAGTACGAAAGCAAATGAGCTTTTCGCCAATCTCGCTTTGCTATATCAAACGCTCGCCCCACATCATGGTCACACGTACATCCCTCATTGGTGCACATTAAACATTCTCCAGCGTCGTTGCGCACTCTGAAACCACTTTCCTCAATCTTAGAGAGCCATTCATTCACAGAGGCTTCAAACGTTTTTGGGTTTTTCTTCCCACACACACAAGGTTCCGTGTTTGGAACATGGCACAAGGTGCAACCAGGTTGCATAAAATGTGGGTCGCCAAACTGTTTACACACCCTCGGCAATTTCACTTCACACATGCACAAAGGTGTGAAGCGACCGAAGATCGCTCTCGCCCCACAGTCGCAAACAGAGTTGCACGCACACATCTCAAGCGGCAACTTGCACTCGTTGCATGTAAACTTGTTATCAAGTAGCTTGGCATTATCCAACACACTCTGTTGCTCTTCTTTATGTTTCAAGATATCGGCGATGAGAAAAGGGAGCAATTGTTTGATTGTAATGTTGGACATTTCAACCCCATCAAAAACGACCACCTCCCTATGCCACATGTCTGGTCTGAAAGGTTTTGGCGCCTGCGAAGCTACGAGTTTCATGTCATTTGCGACGCTTGTGACCCGTATCCTGTACACAGTATAATAATGCACATCAGGGAACATGCTGGAGCGCTGCTCTATAGACATCTTAGATACGTCCAACTTGTCTTCCGTGTCATGTTTGTACTCAGGTTTCACCACCATCTCTATATGGTATCTAAAGCGATTCAGAATTGCCACATGCTCCTCTATCATCTTATCCAAATTGAGTGATGGTATGTTCGTGGTACAACCCAACACCTTGGCATTGCACCAAACGCGACCTTTCAATTCTATATCCGCCTGCTCAATATTCAAAGGCTCATTGTTTACCAGACGTAATATGGTCTGAGCTACGGGCGACATGTCGAGCGACTTGAGGTTTGCAATGTCGTCGTACGTAAGTCCTGTCTTGTACGACCTGAAACCATCCCAGAAATTGACATTTTCAGGTATACTGTACATGTACTTACGCTCAGAGGGCACGCCCATCACGCTACACGCGAAAGGGACCAACTTTTGATTGAACACCGTTTTACCTATCTGGGATTTCCCCAGGGTCAAGACACACCACGGTTTAAACTTCGTCAATTGCGCTCCTGTAGTCTCTAACACCTCATGGTACATTACATTCAGGTTTTTGAGCTCTTGCTCCATCCCACGCCTCAACGCCGGCGCTATGGTAAGCATGATGTCAACTACTTCCGTCCTCGCGTTGTCCAACATTACCAAGTATTCGCGTTCATCGATAGACTCAACGGCCTGCAAGTTGCCCGCTTTAAACAACACGTGTCGAGCTTTGATGGAAGAGATATCCTTTTGCAACTTCAAATACGGTGAATCCCGCACCAACGCCGTCTCCCAGCAACCCGTCTCCTTATAAATTCTAACCACACTCAACGCGTCATCGATCAACTCCCACACTGACGTGATCAAATTTGTTGGATCATGTTTGAAATTGTTGAAGCGCCAACATAAAGTCGAGAACTCTTTCTTTGTGAGCTTACACAGCCCAGCCGGGTTGAAAACTCCCAGCACAACATATCCAAGCAAGCAGGTTAAAAATTTAGCTAGAGTCGTGGCAGAAAAGCTTTGCCAGCTCTTCAGACCATGATTTATTTCACTAGATATTTG